CGAAAAATAAAAGGATCAATTAAAAATGCTTGTGCTGTGGCATTTGTAAAAGAATTTGAAAAAACTGTTGCAGCAGTTGCTAACTGGCGCAAATTTGTGATTTGTTCTCCTAAAGATTGTGCTATGGTAGACATGGGATGAGGACAACGTTCGATTGTTGTGGACGTTTCTCCTCTCTCAATAATCTGTGACTTTGTCTTATCGTTGTTTTGGGCCAAGCTCTCACCCTCAATACCTTTCATTTGAGTTTGTGGAAGCAAATATAACCAAGTTTCCGCTTCTGAAAGAATCACATCCGAAGCATGAAAATCCACATACAAAAATACGGTCGGTGAAACTTGTGCTGACGCAATCAAAGGCACTTCAACTATAACATAGAACATTCCATAGGAACATTCATGTGTAAATTGGTTAGCCGTCAAATTCGCCAAACTAGCAACTCCAGCAGCGTTACGTGGTGATGGAACATTTTTCATATTAGTGGTTGTCATTGGTTCCACAACATGTTCACCCATCATCTTATCCGCACCAAATTTGTGAATCTGTCCTTTAACAACATTTACATCATCCGTTGTCATAATTTGACCAGCAGTATATTTACCTGTGTCTTCTGGTACAAAAATTGATCGCAGTTGATATGAATGTAGTTGATTATGTGTACCACAAATTTTGAAATTGAGTTTAGCAGACCATTGTTGTGCCATTGAAGCAGCAAACATTTGATGCGAAATTGACATAGTTGTAACAGGTGGTGTGCCTGTTGTTGAACCTATAAAATCCGTGATGGTGCAAGGACGTGCATATAAAACGGTATGAACTTGATCTGCAACAGCTAGTGGAAAAACTCCAATGATGTTTTCACTATTCATGATTTTTTCGACTTCCATCTCATCCATTCCGGAACCAAATTGACCATCGGAAGTCTCTACTTCTTGCTGTTTTGCAATGGTTAAATTATGCATGGGGACTGTACCTTGGTCATTCAAGAAGCGAGATCCCGGATGATACTTAATAGCTGTAATTGGTGGATCAGAGGGATTATGTTTTGGAGTAGATGACATGACTTTCTGCATCATATTTCTCAACGAGTTCATCTGCATTTGCGGATAAATTGGAGAAGTCTTAACTGTTGGTTTTGCATGCATTCTAGCAATCAACTGTTCAATCTTTTCTTTTTCAACCATCAAATTAGCCAGTGCCACAGGTTGGTCAATGAATGTTGGATATTCCACTCTCAATGTTTCTATTGGACAGAAAATTTGAATTTTAATTCTGGCAGAATCAGTTTGAGATGGTGTTACACGCGAAATTCTGAAAGTGCCAAGACTTCCAGTGTTTGTTGACAAATTTCGTGCTAAAAATGCATCTACCCACGGTGCTGTAATATCAACTTGACCTCCTGTAGATAATGGAATCACTTCCCTTATCGACTGGGATTGTTGTAACAATGTTGTGGCCCTTTGAGTACCAAGTGGTGGGATATATTGTGGCATTATTGCACCAGAACATGTTCTTGCGGTGGTTATCAGTGTTCTGATAACAATATTCGCGCGTATAGCACCGAATCGTGCCAACTTTGCTCTCACGTTTGCTTGACTCAACAATGCTGCTAAGGGATCAAACGTGTAAAGAATGTCGCCTGGTAAACC